TATTGCTGAGGCTGCCTTCAAACGGTATGTAAGAGTTATTTGCGTAGTCACTCTTATAGCTCCCCAGCACCCGGCGGATACCTTCATAGGATTCTTTAGCTTCATCCGTGCGCTTCTGGGCCGACACAGTGGGGGTCTTCATGCCAGCGGAAGTGGCGCGGAGCAACTGGTTCTTTTCAGTTGCCCGGTTGTGACGCTCATACTCTTCCTGCCTGCGTAGAGCCATAGTGTTCGCCAGTGCTGACTGCTGAGCCATTTGCTCGTAGTACTGACTGGTAAGCTCACGCTGGGCTGCCTTCTCCATGGAAGCCTTTTCTAGCGTAGTGTCCCTAGCCACTGACTGAGCTAAGTTCTGGCCAAACGGAGTAAGTACCTCGTCCCCAGTTATCTGAGCGAGCTCACTAATTTCCCGGCGTCGGCGTAGCCCTGACGATAATGCCTTCTGCATATCATCATCCCGGTTACTACCGGACGTCAGCATGATTTCTAAAGGATCCATTATGAGTACCTTGTCGTGTCCTCTTCTAAGTCAAAGAAGCCCGTTGACCCATTCCCAATTTCACCATCAACTATGGTATCCTTATTGACTCCGGGGCCTTTCTTCTTATCCCGGAGTAGGTCAATCATAGATGTACGGCCTTTCGTCTGCTTGGCACCAATCTTCTTGGCATCCCGCTGACCTTTGAATCTCTTAGCCCCTACCACCAGATGTTCCAGCGGGGAGGCAGCGACGTAAGTGCGACCTTGGTTGAGGTACTTGCCCTTCGCATCCTTGGTGCCTCGCATTTCCTGAGCCTGAGCTTGCTGGCGTCTGAGGTCCCCCATAGCACCGAACTCGCCCACCTGTTCATCCGTCATACCATCGTAGATGCTACCGGACCCAGCCTGAGGAGCAGCCCCAGCTTGGGGAGCTGATGGGGGGGAACCTATGACCGTCATGGTACTGAGCTCCAAGGGGTTAGAGGGGGAGCCCACCTTCCCTAGCTGAGCTGCGTCCGGAGCAACAGACACATCATTGGATGCCTCAATAAGCTCCGTCGGCACAGCGTCCCCCGGCTTCCAGCCTTGAGCCATTAGTTTCTGGAGAGTCTGTTGGTAGCTCATCTGCATACTCCTCTGCCCGGCACACGAGATCCGGTGGGGTTAGGCCCGATTTGAGGCTTGCCTGCCCCTGCTCGTAGAGCCTGCGCCTGCATCTGCTGACGCTGCATGTTAGGAGCAAGCCTAGCCCCAGAGCTAGCTTGAGGCTGTGCTGACCTTGCTCTGTCAAACATACCTGCGATGCCTCCCCTCTGTTGGGGCTGCCCTCCGGTGACTCCTCCCGGCTGTGCGAACCTTTGCACCATCCTGCTACCAAAGGAGCCTCCGCTGCCTCCACCTTTTCCAAAAGCCATCACGCTCTCCTGTAATCAACTACGTCGTAACCACCGATGGTGGCGACAACCATATCTGGATTCTCATGAGCCAACACGCCGAAGCCTGCCTGCCCCCAGAGGTATGTCCAACGGTAGAACTGTCTACCCAAGAACTCCCCTATGTGTTCAACGCCCTGCTTCAACCGTACATCGGAGAAGCTCAGCGCCCCTGCTCCTGCATTCATGATGCTCTGCCAGCCAGCTTGGTCAGCACTGAAGGCATCCATGTCCGCAGCGTATGTGTCACGGGCAGCACCAGAGTAGTCAGCGCCTGCAACGTTCCCGGCTGTGTTGAAGCCCGGTGCCGAAGGCATGTTGACCTGCTGGCCACTGAGTATAGCATTTATCTCGTTGAGGCTAAATCCTCGGTGCTGCATCTCCTCAGCGATTTGCTGCTGCCGCAGAGTGTTCTGGTAGTTGGCAGCCTGAAGGTCTTGCCCCTGCATACGAGCAGCCTCAGCACCAGCCCCAATGTCAGCCTGATACCCTGCTTGAGTGTACGCATCCGTCCGGCTTTGCTCCATCGTCTGCATAGCATTGTCGTAAGCCTCGTCACCTGGACGTAAGCCTTGATTTCGTAGGGCAGCCTCTTGCTGTTCAGCTCGTTGCTCCCATTGGGGGTCCAGCCGGGAGGTGGCCCGGCCATAGAGGGCATCACCTGCCTGCTCATTGTAACCGGCCCCTCCCCCGACTGGTCCTGCGAGGTCCTGGAACTGGGACCAATCCATTAGTCCACCAAACTCATCTTCCACCCGGCCCATCATGCCACCGGCAAGTTCGCTGCGTCCTTGTTGGATACCCAACTGAGAGTTCAGTGCTGCCTGCTGTTCAGGTGACAGTGTGATGTTTTGTGTCCAGTCACCACTGTCTCCTTCATCCCAAGTAACCGTTCCCCAAGGAGTTATCTGATCCGGACGGTTTGCCCGAGTCTGCGCCTCCAAGTTCGCAAGGTTACCCTCAGCAGTACGCTCTGCCGCTGCCTCGTAGTCAGGCGGCGCGGGAGTTGATTTCTTGCCCATCGTTATCCCTCAAGTATTTGCAGTTCTCCTTACGAAGCTCCTGCACTACATAGTCAACCCCGACCTTGTAACCGTCCTTGACACGGTACAGCTCTTCCAGGCCAACTCGTTTGTTAAACTTCAATGCTCTTTCGTTGTCCGCAGGCGTGACGCCTATGACTACACCCTTTTCACAAGTGTTAAAGATGTAGTTAAAGACCTCCTCTGGGAACCCATGCCGCATGACATGGCTATCCTCTAAGGCTATGTGAATGTTGACCGCATTAAACGACCAACTGTCCAGTACGACTCCACCAACAATCTTGTCATCCTTCCAAGCGATGATACCCTTAGTGTCAGTACACCCGTTGCAGTCCGCTCGGGAACTAACCCAGAGCCATTCTTCCTTGGTGGACATTTGCTTGATAATCACAGCAGACCACCGTCGTCCCACATGAGGCCAATAGCGATCAATGTGGTTTCAACTTGTGACTTACCTCGTAAAGCGACAGCGCATGTCTTACCGATACCATAGGCTCCCCGCGGAGGCTGGGTTGTGACATTACCCCCTCCCCACACTGCGATATCCCACAGACCTGTGTCCCAAATGCCGACACCAAAAGAACTCGCATTGGGAGGGCTGGGCAACTCGCTGAGGTCATAATCGTAAAATGCCTTCACTGTATATGACGGTATCGCCTGCGCTATGAATATGGGTCGTAAGAACTGCATACGCTTGAACTGCTCAGGCATTTCCAAATCTTGGTAGCTTGTGAGCAACTGCCACTCAATCTGTAGCGGGTTAGGAGCAGTAAGCTCTACATCATCCACCGTACCCTCAACCTTCCACACATTCACAGTGGAGGCACCATAGTAGAACTCACTCTGGTACTGCTCACTGGTTAGGATCGGCACATCGTTCCAGATGCTCCACGCTTTGAGGTTAAGGTCGTAGACGTACTGTACGTCAGGTAAAGATAGCTCTTTGGGGGTGGAGATCACCAGCCGCGACAAGCTCGGGTGTATCTTAATCTCCCAGCCAAACTCTGACTTCGTGCGGGCCATCTGCTGGTTGATGAACGCCTGTATCTTCCAGCTAAGGGAAGCCTCTAAACTAAATGGATCCTTGCCCTGCAACAGAGCAGTCATACTGATCAGCCCATAGGTTGACAGTACGAGTAAGTCACCTCCAAAGAGAGATGTGACCCTTCGTCCGAAGGGCATGGCTCCGACGAACCATAGCCCAATGATTCCAAATGTGCTTGAACTGCTTGGATCTGTTCCGGCGTAAACAATGACGTCGCCACCTGTGGAAATTGCCACGAGGTAGTCATCGGGTCCCTCACCGCTATCAAGCGTCCAGTCCGCGAGTACAGCAAGACCACCCCCGTACCTAAATCTAGAACCAAAGTTAAATTCAGTGAGTGTGCCTGCGAAGGTCCCAACATCGGAATACCAAGATGATGTACTATCTTTTTCAATGTACCAAATCCTATTCTTCCAGGACATGACAAAGGCGATGTCCGCTGCGCCTCCGGCTGGGCCGACAATGGCGGGGATGGTCCACAGACCCGTACTTTCGGTATAAGCCTGTAGACCATTCCTCTCGTCAGCCACTAAGAGTACATGATCGCCTCCATCGTTGGTAAACTGAGTATATGAACACCTGCCTGATGTGGAGGCTTTGATGGGCCAGTCAACATCCTTTACAGGAGCCATCGTGCTGGCGCTTATATCATATATACCGTCACTGTTAGCAGCAAAGAGGCGATCCTCGGAGCCGTCATCCATCGACCCGGAGAATGGTAGGATTGTTTGAATTCCAGCCCCGAGGAAGCCATTCGCATATTCAGTATTGCCCGGACGTACCTTCAGCCCGTAAGTCGTAGCGTCAATATTGATGGTGACAATAGAGTCCCGAGGGTCCATCCCGTATAGATTAGAGATAGAGTTAATCCCAGCCGTGGGAGCTGGGAAAGTCGCAGGCTTAGTCGTCTGCTCTACAGGCTGTACGCCAAACATCACGGTCCGCCGTAATTAGTGTTCGGTATATTCCTGAAGTCTAAGTAGTGGATTCCAGCCGCCCGAGCGCCAGCGTTCAATATAGGGGCAGACTTGTTTCCGCCGGTAGCGTCCTCAAATGCTTTCGCAAATGCTGCCGCTGCTCCAGTGGAGTTGAATCCTTTAGCCTCTAGGAACTTGAACCGCAGGTACTGGACGATCATAACTGGTTTGAATAAAACCGTGTCCGCGTTGGCCGTGACGGTGTCAGAAAAGGTTCCGCCTCCGGGGTCTTCCACCCATTCCCTTGAGATGTACTCAAAGTTGATGTCAAGACCGTCGGGAGGCGGCTGTGGGAAAATTTGGAACTTGTTCTCCATGATCCGGAAGCTGGCATAGATGGTAAAGCTCACCAAATCACGGCCAACCAGATAAGACCATTGCTGTGGGGAAAGTGGGCCACCGAGGGGAACGTTCTCTGCCCGTTCCCACCCGGTCTGGGGGATCATGTA